CATACACAATTGTAATTGTGGCATGTAATGTTCGGGTACACTATCATCTATTGCTCTCATCATGGGACACTTAATTTCAACTAACTTACCTGATTCACTCACCCCATCTGGACTACCACCCAAAAAAGAGTATTTGGGATGCGGACACAGTCCTAATTCATGAACAACTTCGTTATGACGTTCTTCATAAAGTATACGTGCCTCGTCTTCGTATTTTTCACCGTGTCTCGTTGCTTCGTTACCTGTAAAAACCGGACCCTTACCACACTTACGTAAGAGGAGTTGGTGCGGTGTTTCATATTTGTTAACACCTATAGCCGATGCAGCATCACTCGCTGTAAGCATTCCCATTCTAAGATCTAACCATTCTTGTGATTTTTGTGGCGCGTACTCAAATTCTAACCATTTTTTAACATTCGGATGCATACTCAATTAATTACTATTATAATTTTTAAGCCTTTTCCTCTTCACGTGCGATACGTAATCTTTCACGCAAAACACGTACAGTACCCGCACACGCAATGTTCCTACGTACACATTCATCAATAAGATCCTGTTTTTTCATGTGCGATAACTTCATTACTTTACGTTCAAACTTCGATTTTATAGTGTGTCCACTTCGAGATGACGATTCATTTTCAACAATCACAGTCTCTTCATCCGAAGAAGACCCTGCTTCAGAATCGTCATCTTTTATTTTATCACGCGTAGGTGAAGTCTGTGGTGTATCGTCGAAACGATCTATAAGAAAAAGTAATTTTATACCAACAAATATACCTACTAAACCACCTGCAATACACAAATATGATTTTAACATTTTATAAGTAATATTAACCTTTATTTTTTAAGTATAATTAAAGTTGTGAAGAAGGTGGTGGAGGAGTTGGAGGAGGAGGTGGTAAATTTTCCAATTGTCGTTGTCTAACTGGCGCGGGACCCGGGGGTGGTGGTGGTGGATAAAAAAAACGTTTAGCCGCTTGTTGTTCGGCTTGTTTTTTATTTTTAGCATTACCTCTCCCGAAAAATATATTGTTTACATACACGTCGATATAAAAAATGCCATTTTCATGTAATACAACTCGATATTCAGGTAATGATAAGTTATTCGTTTGACAGTATCTCATTAAATGATCCTTGAAATTATCATCTATCATTATACAATTCATGTTTACATATTCAGGGTTCGTGTATATGTTCAAAATGAACTGTTTCGCATGAAGTAAACCAAGATCCATATATATAGCACCGACAAGTGATTCAAAAACGTCTTCGAGTATTTTAGGGTTTTTATTCCATTCGTTACGCATTCCTTTCTCATCCATCTGGACCCAATTATACAATCCAAGTTTTGTTGCAATGTTTGCTAGAGTTTCACCTCGTACTAATTTCGTACGAGCTTTTGTCAAAAACCCTTCTTGTTTATTTTCATATCTATCGAATAAATATTTAGTTATAACGAAACCCAATACAGAATCACCTATAAACTCTAACGTTTCGAACGATCCGTCTAGCTTTTCATTCTCTTTTAACGCGGATTTGTGTGTAAATGCTTTTTGGTACAAATCTATCTTGGATATTTTTGTACCAACAAGGTTTTCAACAGTTAACCTGTCTATAATCATGTTTTATTAGTATATGTGTATATTTTTTAAGTTAGTTTTTAATGACTTAAGTTATTGTTTGTCATTTTCTACGCGAGTATAATGCGGACTCAAATATTTTTGTAAATTCAAAAAGGTAATTTGGACATCATCCGGTGGTTGAAGAAGATCCTTCAATTTATCATCGAGCATGAGAAGACGACCGTTATCCGGGTGTTTCAAACTATTTTCAGTCACGTACTTGTTAATAGAACGAGTTACGGTACTTCGCGAAACAAGTTCACCTTCTGGAAGATCCAAAAATCTACGAAGTTTTTCGGAGATAGCTTGTTTACGGTTGAAACCATTATTCTTGGCGCGAGACGCGGCCTTTTCACCCGTCGGGTCATCTTGTTTTGTTTTAATCTTTCTAACAATTTTAGAGAGAGACTTGATATCAGAGCGGAGCGCGGCAATTTCTTCGAGAACGGTTTCGATGGACATTTTATATCTTATATATCACGTCTATCTTTAAGTACGTTTCCTATATACAAGTATAGTACTATAAATCACCAATATCACGGCAAATATTAACGAAGTTCTAAAGAAACCTTTCATATCTACATCAACTGGGTAATTAAATTTTCCATACGAAAACGGTTGTCTAGGTTCTACACCAATACACTGTCCAGGGCACCCCCCGTCGCAACACCCCGATTTACATGGTATTACGTACCCATTTTTACGAATACCACACTTTTGTTGAGCGAGTGGGTTAGACGTTTCAACATCAGCATAACATCTACACTCACCAAAAATTTCATCGCATTTATTATTTTCGTGCTGACAATCCATATTATTATATACATAATATAATAATGGTAACTAAGAAACCAGTTGTGAAGAAAAAACCAGTTGTGAAGAAGAAACCTTTGAAAGCTGGTGATAAATTACCATTAAAAATTGTTAAGAAGTTACCTATTTCTTATCTTCATATGTTTACCTCTTTTTCACCGTCTACACTAGAGAATTGGGTAAAAAATAAAGTATGTTTTGGTGATAAAACACTTTATAAATACATTTCTGAAGACTCGAGAGAAAACATTAAAAAGTTTAGAACTCGTGTACGAAGACTTTACCCAAACAAAACGTTTGATGAAGCTGCTAACGTACTCGTCACTGAAGCTATACGACCATTATTACACGATATTGTAGATGACCTTTCGAAATTTCTTAAACCAATGGGTGATTTACTCATTAGTGGTGGTGAAGCTGTAAACTTTTATCTAGATCAAAATGATAAAATGATAACATCCGATATCGATACTAAATTTGTACCTAAAATGAAACCAGATGATAAGTATTTCGGAAAATTACAAGCTGTTAAACTTTTATTATGGGATAAACTCGGGGAAATAGCACAACGCGATAATTATAAAATAATAGATACAGTTCTTACGCAAACTGCTGCTGAATTCACCGGTAAAGGAAATTATAAAATTTTAAATCACGAAAAGGAATCTGCATTTAGACAAAATTGGGCACACACAATTGCAAAGTATATTGGCTTAACGTATGCTACTGATAAAGGATCTAAGGGATACCACGTTACACGAAGGTACACATTAATGCCAAAACGTAAAAACATAAAAGGGGCTTCTAATACACTTATCGACGTTGAAGTGTTTGCGTTAGATATGAAGTTTCGTTTATTCGATGTAAAAAAAGGTAAACTCGATGACACGAATTTCGGTGGTATTCTCGATATCGCACTCATGCGTCCAAAACAAATCGGGTATAACGTCGCACAAATAAACCTTACTAAAAAAAGTATAGCATTTAATTACCCAAATAGTACTAAAAATACCACCTACATAAAAACGTTTAAATATACACGAATACCTACGATACGATATCTCATAGAAGATATATACTTAATGCAAAAATTAGGTCTCAGATCAGACCCAGCTAAAAAAGAAAAGAATCGCAAACGCATGGTTTTACTCGCAAGAAAATTAACGAAAAAGAAAGTTTTAACTACGGATTCTATGGATACTATAGCAAAGAAGGTCGGTATTAAAATTGGTAAACCTGCGCACACGTTCCGAACGTATACAAAGGTCGGACCACAAATAATTAAAAAGGCAACACAAGTCAAACCAAAAAGATACCAAAAATCAACAACGATACCATCCAAATCAAAACTTAGTAAAGACCTATTTTACGGTTTAAAAGCAAACAATAATAACATGAAAACACCACCAAAGTATTTACGAACCCAATCCAATCAGATCTTTAATTTAGAAAAAATGAAATGGAGACCAATTCCAAACCAAAACTATGTACGTAATGAAATGAATTTCAGACCAGACAAACCCAAACCTTTACCATCAAAAATAAATAACGTAAGAATGGAAGAAACGTTATATGGATTTAAACCTACAAGAGACCAATGGGTACCTAAACCATTGCTTGAAAAATCGGCTATGATCCCCTTTATTGGTTTAAAGAAATGAAACCAAATGTAATATATAAATGATTTACAATACCCCAACCCGAGGTGATGATGGCATGTACCATGTTAAGGCAATTACAGACGAAAAGAAAAGATGTTTCGTTCAACTTTCAAATGTTAAAGTAACCGAAGTGGATAACGATTCAGGTGAAGTATCTTTTGAAGTAACAGACGAAGATAACCAGGCGAAACTAAATATCATTCATGTTTCTAACCTACAGTCCGCTGTTGAAAATGCGAAGGAATGGTTTGGTAAAGAACTCTCTGATAAAACCATTAATAACGCTTACGCCAGGGAAGGTGATATCTCAGCAGATAAAATCGACGCAACGCGGATTTTCGACTCGGAAAAACAGGTTGTTGATTTTGAAAAATTGGAAGTAGGAATGACGTGTTCTATTTTTGTAGAATTCTCAGGACTCTGGTTTGCTAAAAAAGCGTTCGGTCCGTCATGGAATCTCGTTCAGGTTAAAATCCACGGGGATGAAAAACAACCCGAAGAAACCGAACCTGAAATCGAAGCATACCCAGACCAATACATGTTTGAAGACGAAGTCTCCGAATAAAAAAAATTTATTTAGTATATATAAAGATGAAGTTTAATAAGATTTCGCCAAAGACAATTTTGCTCGCCGTCGCCATAGCCGCTGTGATTTTCATGATCTACACGCAACCAAGATCGACATATTCTACAGAACAAGGTTTCCCAATCGGAGCCACTACAGAAAAAAAGAGCGCGGAAGGTGCACCAACCAAGTGTGAAATGAAGGCCGGCACCGGTTTGGCGTCTTCCCTTCTCCCAAAGGAAGTTGCGTCGCAAGAAGATTTCGGTGAGTTTGCACCAGAAGATGTTCTCGCGGGACAAAACTTTCTCGAACCACGTGCCCAAATCGGTTTCCCAGAAACCGTCGGTGGTGCTCTTAGAAATGCGAACCAACAAGTTCGTGCCGATCCACCAAACTCTAAAGAACCATTCGTGTGGAATAACTCTACTATAGCCCCAGATACTATGCGTCGCCCATTGTGCTAATTACATTTAAAGAATATACGCGTATAGATTATATTACAATACAATAATGTCTGAAAATCCATCAGAAGAACTTTCAAACAGCGTCTCTAAATTGGTTGAACTAAACAAGCAAATTACAGAAGCCAGAGATGATATTAAAATTTTAGTACAGGCCGAAAAATCATTAAAAATGCAGGTTAAAAAACTCATGACAGATAACGGTTTGGACGTTATTAACCTAAAAAAGGGTAAAATTTCGGTTAAGAAAAGTTCCAGGAAACAGGGATTAAATAAAACCTCAGTCAAGGAAGGTCTTACAACATATTTTAACGGAAACGAAAACCAGGCGGAAAGTTGCTTAAAGGTTATACTGGAAAACTTACCAACAAAGGAATCAACCGCACTTTCTCTCACGGGTCTAAAGGATAAAAAACAAGAATAAATATAAAATGGTTTGGAATCAATACGTATACGAAGCTATGAATGGCAATGAAGCCTATAATAGCGATAACGAGGAGTTCATTGAACAAAATGAACCTTTACATATAAACGACTGGGAATTAGAACACCAGGACCACCTTCGTTATATGTGGGGGATACTAAAACAGTACCTAGACGATGCGGCAATGTCTCATCTTATTTTAAAATTTGCAAATTACGACGAATTTGTCGAATTTTGCTTTTATAATTCCGAATACGGATCTTAGATTATTATGTAATTAATATGTATACAAACATGATACCAGATATAACGTCACAAAAAGTTACACTACCAGCTTCTCTTTTTTTAGCACTCAGTCCAGGTATTCTTCTCAGAACAAATGGTTCAAAAATAGCGTTCAGAGATGGTCTTACCGGTCAAACTGCAGTTCTCTTTCACGCACTTGTATTCTTCCTTGCGTTCTCTCTCATTTCCAAGGCAATGGGTCTCGTTCTCACAAAAACAGACCTTATTGTCACAACAACGCTCTTTATTCTACTCAGTCCAGGCATTCTCTTGAGTATTCCACCAGGATCCAAGGGTCTCTTCATGTCCGGCCAAACAAGTTTGTCTTCAGCCGTGGTACACACTCTCGTGTTCGCACTCGTGTTCGCTCTTTTGAGAAAGCAATTTCCTCAATACTATTAAGTACATGTGAAAATATGGAATATCTTGTTATTGGACCAGGTGCAATGGGTGGGTTTTCAATGTTAGGGTACCTCAAAACAATAGAAGATTCACTCAGTAACGTTAAAGAATATTCAGGTGCATCAGCGGGTGCCATAATTTCTGTCTTCTTAGCGTTAGGGTTTAGTATAGATGATATGTTATACAAATTAGCCGAGTTAGAAGGAAATAAATTAGTTAAACTTAATATAAAATGTTTTATGAATAAATACGGTCTAGTTGATTTAAAACCTATACGCGAAAAATTCGTAGACCTTTTTGAATCAGATCCAACATTTTCACAACTAGAAAAGAAATTATATATTTCAGCTTTTTGTGTAAACACATCAAAAACGGTATATTTCTCAAAAGACACTCACCCAGATATGAAGGTTATAGACGCACTTTGTATGAGTATAGCTATACCTTTCATATTCTCTTCGTATAGATACGAGGGTATGGTATATGTAGATGGAGGTACATTAGAAACTTTACCTTCGGCTCCATTTATAGAAAAAAGAGGAGAAAAGGTATTATGTATACGAATGAAAATGGAATCGCAATTCATAGAGGATATAAAAAGTCCTAAACAATTCGCAGAAGCATTAGTATCTTCAACTCTAAATAACAGGCAACAGAATGTTTTGAAAAATTCAAAAGTTATTGATATAGACATAGGACAGGCTGATTTATTTAATTTCAACATGTCATACGAAGAAAAAATGAGTCTTTATTTGAAAGGTATGGAAAATTAATATTGTTATAAACTTTTTTTGTTGGTTTATAACAATATGGACGCGTGCGATCCAGGAATAGATTATAAAAATCTCAAATCTTTGATCAAACAGAATACAGGTCATGATTTAAAACTATCGAGAAAACAAATATGTGAAGTGTATTCCACAACACAGGACGGTAAATTACCTTTACCACCTCTTATTTTAAGCTCGGATAGAACATTTTTGTTAGATAGAAAATCACCATTGACTCGCATGGATTTCGATAAACTATTCAATTCTACTACAAAAGTTTCATCTATACGTCGAATTGCTAAAAAGGTAGGTGTAGCTCGTCACGCAGACACTAAATTGACAAAAACGCAGTTAATTGGTATAATAGGAAGGCGTTTACATTCCATGAATATATTAGAACCAGTTAAACTTAAATCCTTACAGGCTAAAAAGGTTACAAAAATTAACTCTAACAACGTACCATTTGGTAATAACGTTAACAGAAATCTTAAAAATGGTAATAATAATAATCAAAAAACCGGTATAGAAAGACCTACACTTCCGGGTAATAATAATAATCAAAAAACCGGTATAGAAAGACCTACACTTCCGGGTAATAATAATAAACAAAAAACCGGTATAGAAAGACCTACACGTTCGAGTAAAGAAAATAATAATAAAAATGAATCGAATATTTATAACGATTCAAAACTCGTTAACAGGGGTAAAATATCTTTATACGAAAAGTATCACAGTAAAAGTAGTGGTAATGCTACGTTATCTAATAGCGAGTTAGCTGCTTATAAGGCTGATAGACGTAAGTTTTACCTAAACACGCCAGAAAATGCGTACACGAAGTTACGCGCACAAGGTAAGATTGAAATAGGGTTCACGGAATTTAAAAAGTTATTCCAGAAAGGTAAGGAAAAATATGTAGGAAATGTAAACACGGGTAACGCACCCGAATTAGAAAATAATAATAATAATATTGGTATATCGAGACCAAAACGAAAAGGTAAACTCCGTTTAAGTAAAACCACACCTGAACCTGTTGGAGGACCTAACAGTTTACCTCCTACCAAAGAAAATAGACAAAAATTGGTTAACAATAAAAAAGATCCCATATCGTTATGGTTAAACAAAAATTCCCAAAAAAATGGGTTCGGTAACCTTTATAATCACCCCGAATCTAAGAATATAATTAACGAGGCGCGTGAAAAATACGTAAAATCAGGTAATAGTAAAACTGGTGATATTTCACGGATATTATCGACGTTAAGAGGTAAAAATCCTAGACCAGTTATTCGAGGTCAAAACGCAAAACTTAATGCGAATCTACAAAAACTCAGAAATTTTCTCAAAAACAAAAATATAAATAATGGCCGAAAAGCCTTATACGAAGGTAAAGTTAGAAACGGATCGAACGTCGATGCGGTTATAAATATGATTAAACAACAATTGGAAAAGTCCAATAGTAACACTAATACTAACAGTAGTAATACTAAGAATAATAATACTAAGAGTAATACCAGCTCTAATACTAACAAGGATGTAAAGGAAATTCTTTCTAAATTGCTTCCCAACGAAAAAGAGAACAATACA